CCGTACCGGTGCGGCATCACCGGGCTCAATCCTTGGACACGTCCATGCAAACCGAAGAGAACGCTTCAACCGAAGTAGAGAACGTCACGCCTACGGCCTCCACGGAACAGGCGCAACAGCCCGCTGAAGTCAGCACGGAACCGGGCGCCGGGCAAACCGCAGAGCAGATCGAGCAGCAGGCGCAGCAGGAAAAGCCGAAGAACGATTGGGTTCAACGCCGCATCGACCAGCTCACGCGGGAGAAACACGAGGAAAAGCGGCAGCGTGAAGCGCTTGAAGCTCAGTTGCGGCAGTACCAGCAGCCGGCAGAAAGCCAGTCTCAACCGAAGCAGATGACCGCCGACGAGATTCGGGCCGAAGCCAGGCGCCTCATCCAGCAGGAAAAGTTCGACGAGGCCTGCAACAAGGTGTTCGACGCCGGCAAAGGCGAGTTCGGCAATGAGTGGGATTCGTCGCTGCGCACGTTCCAGATGCTCGGCGGCGCATCGCCCGAGTTTCTCGAAGCCGTCACGGCGATGGATGCCGGCCACAAGGTGCTTCATCACCTCGGTCAGAACCCGGAAGTCGCTGAACGCCTGCTGTCCCTTCCTCCGTTGCGCATGGCGCTTGAACTGGCCCGTCTCGAATCGACGGTCGGTCAGGCGAAACCCAAACCCGTTTCCAACGCCCCCGCACCGATCAACCCGATCGGCGGACGGTCTTCGCCTGTCGAGCCAGAGGAATTCGCCTCGGCCGCAGAGCAGATCGCGTGGTGGAAGAAACACGGCTCCAAATGAGGCTGAAAAATGGCAAACACTCTTCTTAATACCAGCAAGATCCTCGACAAGTCGCTGATGATCCTTGAAAACAACTTGGCCTTCTCGGGTCGGGTGAACAAGGAATACAGCGACGAGTTCGCCGTCAAGGGCGCAAAGGTCGGCTCGACCGTGAACGTTCGCAAGCCGGTGCGCTTTGTCGGTACGACCGGCCCCGCACTGAACATCGAGAACGTCGTGGAAACCGTCGTGCCGGTCACGCTTGACACGCAGTTCCACGTCGACTTCACGTTCTCGTCGCAGGAACTGACGTTGAACATCGACGACTTCGCGGACCGTTACCTGAAGCCGGCAATGGCGACCATCGCCAACAAGATCGACTTCGACGGCCTCGGCCTGTACACGTCGGTCGCGAATCAGGTCGGCACCGCCGGCACCACGCCGAACGATATCGCCACGCTGCTCGCTGCTGGCACGCGTCTGGATCAGGAAGCGACGCCGCGCGACGGTCAGCGCACGGTCGTGTGGGACCCGGCTGCAAACGGCTCGATGGTGAAGGCTGCCGCGGGTCTGTTCAACGCGCCGCGCCCGATCAGCGACCAGTACGAAAGCGGCATCTTCGTTCCGGCGTTGGGCTTCGACATCGGCATGGACCAGAACATCCGCCAGGCGACCGCAGGCACGCGCACCAACGGCACGGTGTCGGGTGCAGGCCAAACGGGTAGCACGCTGCTCGTGACCGGCCTGGGCGCAGGCGGCACGGTCGCCGCGGGCGACACGTTCACCATCGCTGGTGTGTTCGCAGTGAACCCGCAATCGCGCCAGTCGACGCGCGTGCTGCGCCAGTTCACCGTGACCGCTGCGGCGACGGCTGACGGCTCGGGTAACGCCACGCTGTCGATCTTCCCGGCGATCAACACGGCCGCGTCGAACCAGCAGTACCAGACGGTATCGGCTGGCCCGGCGAACGCTGCTGTGGTCACGTGGGACGTTGCCGCGGGCACGCAGTACACCGTGAACCTGGCGTACCACAAGAACGCCTTCACGCTCGCGACGGCTGACCTGCAAATGCCGGAAGGCGTGGACTTCGCCGGCCGCCGCAACCACAAGGGCATCTCCATGCGGATCGTTCGCCAGTACGCGATCGGTACGGACACGTTCCCGTGCCGTATTGACGTGCTGTACGGCTGGCGCCCGATTTATCAAGAGCTTGCCTGCCGCATCGCCGGCTAATTGATCGGGGGCCGTCATGTTCGGATCAACATGCGGCCCCTGCATCCTTCTGGAGTGGCTCATGCCCTACGAATATCAGGAGTTCCCGAAGTGGACGCGCAAAGGCAAGGAAGAACGCCTTGTGCATTCGCGTGAGGAACTCGAAGCGCTCGGTGAAGGCTGGTCGGACTATAAGCATGTCCCGCCCAAAGTGCATGTCGATTCCGAAACATTCCAGCACTACCCCAAGTGGGTCGGCGACAAGCTCGTGAACAGCGCTGAGGAAGAGGCCGCGCTGGCACCGGCTGAGCCCGAGCCGGAACAGAACGATGAGCGCGAGGCGCTGATCAAGATCGCCGACGAGCGCGGCGTGAAGATCGACAAGCGCTGGTCGAATGACAAGATCCGTGCGGCGCTGGTGACGGCATGACGACCGGAACCGATCTGATCACGCTGGCGCTGAAGGATATCGGCGCGCTCGGTATCGGCCAGTCCGTGTCTGCCGAAGATACGGCCGATGCGCTCGCGACGCTGAACATGATGCTCGGCCAATGGGATGCGGAGCGGTTGAGCGTCTATCACCTGGTCGACACCGCGCATCAGGCGAACGGGTCGGTTTCCTATACCGTCGGCATCGGCGGCGACTTCAATGTCACGCGGCCGATCAAGATCAACGCGGCCTATGCGCGCCTGCAAAGCAGCGGCGCGGGCAGCGCGGTCGACTACCGCATCACCATGATCGACGCGCGCGAGGACTATTCGCGCATCAGCCTCAAGACGCTCTCGTCGTTCCCGGAATACGCGTTCTACGACTCGGCGTATCCGCTGGGCAATCTGCTCCTGTACCCGGTGCCGAACAGCAGCTACGAGCTGCACATCGTGACGATGGAGACGTTGCCGCAGCTTGCGACGGCTGCGACTGTCGTCAACCTGCCGCCGCCTTACCTCGCGGCGCTGCGCTACAACCTCGCGATCTACCTGTGCCCGTCCTATCAGCTTGAGCCGACGCCTTCACTGGTGCGGCTCGCGATGAACGCAAAGCGGGTGATCAAGCGCATGAACACGCAGATTCCGTCTTTGACGATGCCGCGGGGTCTGATGACGAAATCGCGCTACAACATCTACAGCGACAATTCGAGCAACTGATGCGAGTCCCGCTCACAACCGGCGCGTACCAGACGCGCAGCGTGATCGCCGAAGCTCAGCGCTGCGTGAACCTCTATGCAGAGCAGAACCCGCAGGACGCGCCGTGTCCGTTCACCTATTACCCGACGCCGGGCCTGACGCTTGTCTCGACGCCGCCGGTCGCGGGAGAAAGCCGCGGCATCTACACGGCGAGCAATGGCAAGCGCTATGAGGTCGTGGGCGCCAATGTGTATTCGGTGACATCGGCGAACGTCTACACCCAGATCGGCGTGCTCACGTCGTCCGCCGGTCCGGTTTCGATGGTAGACAACGGGACGGACCTGTTCATTGTCGACGGCACCGTGAGCGGCTTCACGGTAAAGCTCGCGACGAATGTCATGACGGCTGTCAGTGACCCCGCATTCTATGGCGCAGATAAGGTCGATCTGGTCGACGGTTACTTTCTGTTCAACCGGCCGGGCACGCCTCAGTTCTATATCTCGCTCTTCGACAGCGTTGCGTTCGATTCTCTCGACATTGCGTCCAAATCGACCTATTCGGACAACCTTGTCACGTTGGCGGTGATGCACCGTGAGGTGTGGCTGTTCGGCGAGCTGACGACTGAGGTCTGGTACAACACCGGCGCAACTGACTTCACGTTCGGCCGCATGCCGGGCGTGTTCATCGAGCACGGGTGCGCAGCGAAACATTCAGTCGCGAAGATCGACCTTGCGCTGTTCTGGCTCGGGCGCGATCTGCAAGGGCAGAACGTCGTGTTTGCCGGCCGCAACTATATGGCTGAGCGTATCTCGACGCATTCGATCGAGCAGGCGCTGGCAGGGTATTCGCGCGTCGATGATGCGATCGGCTTCTCGTATCAGCAGGGCGGCCACGCCTTCTATGTGCTGACGTTCCCGACCGCAAACGCCACGTGGTGCTTTGATGTGGTGACCGGTCAATGGGCGGAGCGCGGCTTTCTCGAAGCCGATGGCACGTTCAGCCGGCATCGCATGAACTGCCATTCGTTCAACGGCGGCCGGAATCTCGTCGGCGACTGGCAGACGGGCATGGTCTACATGCTCGACCAGAACAACTACACGGACAACGGCGCCACGATTGAATACGTGCGCGCGTTCCCGCATATCCTCGGCGCCGACGGCAACCGCGTAATGTTCCGCCAGTTCATCGCGGACATGGAAGTCGGTAACGGCCTTCCTGACGACTCGGCCGAACCGGAAATCAGGTTGCGTTGGTCTGATGACCGCGGGCGTAGCTGGGGCAACTATGTGCAGGGCTCGCTAGGCAAGGTCGGGGAATACCTGACCTCCATCCAGTTCCAGCGGCTCGGCTACGCGCGCGATCGCGTATTCGAACTGTCGTGGTCCGCGCCGGTGAAGACCGCATTGAATGGCGCGTGGGTTGACGTGTCGAGGGCGCGCACGTGAGCAACGCGACAAACAGCAACATTCCGCAGCCTGGAGCTTCATTTCTTGTCGGTAGGCCCGAGCCTATCAGCCCTGTGTGGTGGGCATTCCTGCTCGCAATGTTCGAGCGCACTGGCGGATCAGGATCACCGAGTCCCACACCACAAATCGACTATGCGCCGCTGATCGATGCACAGGTGCCGATTCCGCTTTTCGTCAGCCAGGATGTGCCGGCCCCTGTCGCGGGGCCGCAGTTCCTGACCGATGTTCCGCCCGAGCCAGTTGCGGTCCCGTATATAGCCGTGGATCCAGCCGAGGACATTTTCACCGCCGGGACGAATTTCACACCTGGCACGACCACGACGCTGACGCTTTCGAAGGTCTACACCTCGGCCGCAGCGGTGCTCGTGCACTTCGACGGCACATTTCAGGCGACGGACCAGTACAGCGTGTCAGGCAACACGATCACCTTCACGTCAGCCATTCCGGTCGGCGTGTCCAAAGTCTATGCGCGAGGCTAAAGCATGACGACGAAATATCGCGAAATGGTAGCGGCCCAGACTCTTACGGGCAGCGCCGTTTCCTACTACACCACGCCGAGCGGAACATATGGCGCAATCCACGCGGGCAGCATCTGCAATCCGACTGGCGCCGTGGTGACGGTGAACATCTACAAGGTTCCGACCGGAAGCGCCGCGGGCTCACCGACGAAGATCGCGAGCAAGGCTGTCGGCGCAGGCGCGACCATCGCTGTCCCGGAAATCGTGAACCACAAACTTGAGCCCGGCACACAGCTTTTCGCCGATGGCCTCGCATGCACGCTGAATATCAGCGGTGTCGAATACGTGCCGAGCTAAATGAAAAACTTCCACTTCCTCGCAAACGGCGTTGATGTCAATCCGCTCATGCTCGCGATCCGCCGCCGGCCCGACCTCTGGAAAGAGGACACGTTTCTTCGCCACTACCCGCAAGGGCCGTTTGGTGAGACCGAAACGATCATGCTGCGCTTCCCGGAGAGGGTCGAAGGGCTCACTAAAGAACAGATCGACCTCTACAAGCAGAACCAGCTTGCGGGCTATGACCAGTACGAGGCGATCGACTATCCGGCCTATAAGGTTCTGCACGAAGCTCGGCCGCTGGTCATGAATCTGATGGCGCGCGTCGGCGGGGAGCGGCTTGGGCGCGTCATGATCAACAAGATTTGCCCCGGCGGCCGGATCTTTGCGCACGCCGACACACCCGAGCAGACGCGCTATTACACGCGCTTTCATATCGTGCTGCACGGGCTTCCTGGCGCCGTCCTGAAGGCTGGCGACGAGCAGATCAACATGCTCACCGGCGAATGCTTCTGGTTCGATAACAGCCAGGTTCATTCGGTGGAAAACAACAGCGCCGACGAGCGCGTCTCAATGGTCGTTGATATCAGGACTTCGCGATGATCACATTCACCATTGAGCCGTTCTCTGGCGTCTATGCCGAACTGCTGCCGCTGCTGCGCAAGCATTACGGCGAAATTTCGACCCACAAGGATCACGGCGTGCCGCTCGATCCGGTCGTTGAGGTATATCGCGCGCGCGAACTCGACGGCTCTCTGCTGATGGTCATTGGCCGCGAGCGCGGCGAAATCGTCGCCTACTTCGTCTGCTTCATCGCGCCGGGCCTGCATTACCGCGACTGCCTGACGTGCTCGCCGGACATCTTTTTCGTGCGCGAAGACAAGCGGACGGGGCTCGCTGGCGTGCGCATGTTCCGGTTCGTCGAGAAGGAACTGAAGCGCCGCGGTGTCAGGCGGTGGGCAGTCGGCAGCAAGGTTCAGCACGACGCGTCTGCGTTGTTCAAGTTTCTCGACTTCGAACCTGTCGAGACGACCTACGAAAAGTGGCTGGGGGATTAAATCATGGTCGCAGCAGCAATAGGCGCATCGGTCGTTGCAGGAGTGGCTACAGGGGCCATGAGTGCAAACGCTTCCAAACATGCGGCAGATAAACAGGCCCAGGCGGCTGAGGATGCTGCTCACCTCCAGAATGACCAGTGGAATCAGACGCAGGCCAATCTTCAGCCGTACATGGACTTGGGGCAGAGCTATATCAATCCGCTCAAGGATGCGCTCTCCAATCCAATGCTGACGCAGCAGTTCAGTGCGCCGACTGAACAGCAAGCGCAACAGACGCCGGGTTACCAATTCACGCTGAATCAGGGTCTCAAGTCGGTGCAGAACAGCGCCGCGGCGCGCGGTCTCGGTGTATCTGGAGCGGCCATGAAGGGCGCTGCGAGCTATACAACCGGGCTTGCCGATTCGACCTATAACGATGTGTTCAATCGAGCGCTACAGACGTTCAATACGAACTACAGCAGCGCAGCGAACAACGTGAACCGCCTGCAAAGTATTGTCGGAAGCGGCCAGAACGCGGCGGCGACCAACGGGTCTCTAGGTGCGCAAGCAGCCACGAACATGGGGAACGACCTTATGAGCGCCGGCAATGCGCGGGCGTCGGGAATCATCGGCGCCAATAACGCGTGGAGTGGCGCTATCAACAATGCTGCCAGCAGCATCGGCTCATATGGCCTGTTGGCGAACAATGCAGGCGGTGGCTCCGGCGCAGGCGTTCCGGGTTGGTCCCCTTCCACGTCTGCCGGTAATGGCATGTCATTCGGAGTATAAGAATGCCTCTCGATACTACGATCGCTCTGAATGCAAACGCGCCAAAGCCCGCGAACCCGTTGCAGCAGGCGCTGTCGATTGCGCAGTTCCGCGCGCTCAACGCCAGCAGTCAAGCTCAGCAACAGCAACTCGACGCGAACCGCGCGACCTCCGCTGCGTATCAGCAGGCCACCGATCCGACGACCGGACAGGTGGACAATAACAAGCTCGTCGGCATCCTGTCGCAGAACCCGGACGCTGCCTATAACCTGCCGCAGGTCATTCAAGGCATCAACGCGCAGAAGCAGCAGCAACAGACGCTGCAAACCGGCGCGCTTGACCAGTCGATCAAGGCGCAAAGCGGTCTGCGGCAGGGCCTCGGCAGTCTGCTGACGAAGCCTGACCTGTCGCCGCAGGACGTGCAGGGCTTCGCCACGACGCAACTGCAGGCCGGCGCGATCACGCCTCAGGTGTATCAGG